TTACTGACCCGTCGCTCGTCCTATCTCCTACAGGTCTTTTATCAAAAAGACAAGCAAGAAAAGCGGTTGTTTTAATTTTTTTGTCTATACCAGGCAATGGTTTTTAGAGCTGCGTCAGGTCGCACAGCTATATGTTCTATGTTTGTTCTACTATCTTTGGTCACCGGAGCCACGAATCGTACCTTTTTCTTTACGATTCTCTAATTTAATTAAATTAGTGCTTGCAATGTCGGATAACTTAATGTTAAAATCGTTAGCCAGTACAGCGATATACCAAAGGCAATCACCAATTTCACTTTTGATTTCAGACACCAGTTTTTCATCTTTACTATTTGAGCCATCTCTTATTATTTTCTTTACTTTGTTGGCTACTTCACCTGCTTCACCGGTCAATCCTAATGTAGGATATATAATGGCCTGTTCTCTCGGATATATTGCCGTTGTTAATGCAACCTTTTGATACATATCCAGGTCGCTTACTTTTTTGTATTTATTAGATTCGTTACTTTGAGCACCTAATTCTAATTCTAATTGTCCGTTCATGGTATTATCTCCCCACTTGTGGTAAATATTTTGTTTTTGTTTCTTCCCACGATAGATAAATTATATCATCATAGAAGTGTGTTTCAGTAGATACTCTACCTTGTTTCTTTAAGCTTGCTAGTCTTTTTTTAGCATACTTGTTCTTCCATAAGTCTGTCAATGCCTCTGTAGAATTGTCAAATGCTCTTGTCAAACCTTTGGTACTGGTTTCTTCTCTTAAAAATTCTCTTGTATTTGTGAATAACTCACCAAAATATATGCCTCTAGCATGGTCAGATTTGATAAGTTTCTTATCTATACCTAATTGATTGTATGTAAAGGTATGACTTCTATTTCTATGATCTCTTTTATGTGGTTGACCTGTGTCTTTCTTTGCAACATACCATTCAAAGTATTTGTATGTATGATTTTTCTTCAACCAGTTTTGTATCATCATTCTTGTTGGTTTAGTAGGTTCGTATGATACGGAACCAGCAGTCCAACCCATTTTCTTCCAATGTTTTAATCTGTCGTATTGTGATAAAGGTATCTCTTTTGTTTTACCATATAAACTTGTAGTTGTAACACCAACCAATTTGTCTTTATACTGATATTCCCAGGTCTTCTCGACAGTATCACTCAAACATAGTAAAGCTAACAGTTTCCCACCAACCAGGTTGTATCCAAGCGGCTGTATTGGTACTATTGTACTACCAATGCAAGTATGATTAATCATTTTTTGTGTCTTAGCCACTCTATCCCAACCAATATATTCGTCTCTAGGTGTAAGGTCTAGAAAGTCAGAGGACATACAAGTAACACCAAGATACTTCTTTGTCTTCTTATCTCTAATTAAAAAATTTAGATTTCTACCAATGTTACTATTGTTTTTCATGGTAGATAAAAATGTTCTTAATGCATTCCATATCTCACTACCTTTAGCATTTGTATGTGATTGTATTTCAGCACCATCTGTCCATATTAATTCTGGTTCTAATTCTAAGTATTCTTCGGGGTCATCTGGTAACCAAAAGTTATTTTTGACTTCTTGTATGACTGTTGCCTGGTCAGGTTTTAACATTGCAGGTTTATCATCAAAAAAACTATTTGTTTCTACAGTTGGATATCTATCTTTTACTTCACACCATTTCTGATATAAAGTATATTCTTTAACATTCATAGATGATACATAAGACAAGTCTTTAATTAGAGCTTGCTTTAATACATCTGTATCTACATCTGGTATTTTATCTAAAGGATTGTTATCTTGCCAACTTTGCCATTGGTCATCAATAGACATGCCTTTCTTCCACGAATAAGTCATTATGTAATAATACTAGAAAACTGTTAAAATGTCAAGCTTGGTTGTTTTGTTCTTTGTATCTTTTTAGTCTTTCAATCTCTTTAATAGCCTTATCTTGTGCTCTTTTTAGTTTGAATTTAGATACATGCTCTACAAAATTTCTGCCTAATATATGGTCATATTCGTGCTGGCATATACGACTCATCATACCATCAAGATGTGCTTCTTGTAAATTACCCTCACTATCCTCATATTTAAATACACACTTTCTAGGTCTTTTAATATTTAAAAATAAAAAAGGATAAGTTAAACAGCCTTCTTTCATCATTAAGTTTTCTACACTAGAAGATATAATCATAGGATTATACATAGCAATTGCTCTACCACCGTCAATTGATGGATGACCACCTGCTACAAACATATTAAAAGGTAAACCAACTTGATTACAAGTAAGACCAATACCATGAAACTTATTCATACAAGTAAACATAGCCTCTGTTAATTCTTTTCTATCTTTAAAATCATGTTCTTTTAACATGTCATCTGTATAAGGTGCTATAGCAGTTTGTACTCTAGGGTCATTTGGTGGTATTAATTTTAGTTCTTTCATATTGTTCCTAATTGTGTAAAGTTTTGTACCTTTTCATATTTAATTATGTTAGTAAACTTATCAAATAGTATATCTCCTTTGTGTGATATAATAAAGATGTTTTCTTTTTCTAATGTTTTAATGATTTTAAAGAAGTCATCTGTACCTTGGCCGTCTAATGATGAATCGAATATCTCATCAAGTAATAACAAGTTTGTATTGGTACTGTTTTTCATTCTAGCAATATCTCGCCATGTAAATAATAAGGCAAGATCAATTCTCATCTTTTCACCCTCACTAAAATTATTATAATTAAATGTATCTCTAAATCTTGACTTAACCGTTTCATTAAACTCTTCATCTAAATTAAATGAGATATAAAAATCCATGGCTTGTAGATACTTGTTAATTAAAGCATTCATAATAGGTACATACTTACGAATAATTTGTGCCTTAGCACCTTTGTCGTTTAGTATTTCTCTTAATACATCAACATAATTTTTTTCTTCTTGTACTTTAGATAAAGCCACTTCAGCTTCTTTTAAATCAACTCTCATTTGTTCTAGTTCAAGTTCTATATTTTCTATATCTGTATCTCTTTCTTGACTAGTAGAAATCTCTTGCTGTATTTGGTCGCTGTATCGTTTCATACTTTCTAGACTTGACACTACTTTTGCTATCTCCACATTCATTGATTGTATCTTGTTCGATACCTTTCCGTATGCTGTTATTTTCTCTTCTTGTTTGCTGAGTTCTCTTACGAGCTGTGATAGTCCTGATTCTAGTTTAGAAATTGTTGTAGTTTCGTGATTGCATTTTTCTTCTTTAAATTTGATATCAATAGATTGTGTACATACCGGACATGTGTCATTCTCTTTAAAAAATTTTAAAGTCTTCTTATGTGTATCTAGGTTTTGTTCTATCTTTGTTTCATACTTTTCTAGTTCTTTTATTTTTTTATTTGCTGTATCGTAACCACTTAATTCATTTTGACTTACAGCTATAGCTTCGTTTAAACTCTGTAACTTTTTATCATATTCAAGTCTATTTTGTTCGTTTTCTTGTAGTTTATTTTGTTGAACCTTTTGGTTGTCGCTCCCTTTGGTCTCCAATGTCTTTAAATACTTTGCTTCAGTTTCATACTTGGTCTTTATTAACTCCGCTTGGTGCCTCACCTCTGTCAACTTTTTTTGTAAATCACTTTGTTGTGAACGTAAAATTAGATCCATAAGACCAAAAACTCTAATATCAAGTATCTCTTCAACAACTTCTCTTCTATATCTTGGTTTCATCTTCATAAATGGCTCGTATGATGATGACCCTAATAATACAACTTGAATAAATGATCTGTAATTTAGTTTCATTATATTTTGTTCTAGATATTTTTGATAGTCTATATTGTTGGCGTCTTGATTAATTAATTTACCATCACAAAATATATCAAATAAATTTGGTTTAATACCTCTTCTTACAATATAGTTTTTTGTACCTACATCAAACTCAACCTCTACAATACAATCACCATTATTAATAGTGTTGACCATTTGTTCCTTTTTAATAATTCTAAATGGTTTATTAAATAATACAAAACATAATGCGTCTAATAGTGTTGACTTACCACTACCATTTGTACCTACAATTAATGTAGTTTGTGACATATCTAATGCTATTTCTATTGGTTGATTACCAGTAGATAAGAAATTTTTATATGATATTCTTTTAAATAGAATCACTCACCAGCCTCCATATAAAGTTCTTTTGCAAATGCTTTTAATTTTTGTTTATCTATTTTAACATCTATTTGATCAATGTAATTTCCTAAAAATGTAAGTGTGTCTTCTCCTTGTTCTAATAAATTTTCTGGCACTGAAGCACCAATATCTGTAGGGTCTTCTATTACATCAATAGCATGTAAATTAATATGATTATATAATCTATCCATTAATCTTTCGTACATATCTGTATCTGTTTTGTTTGATATATAAAGTTTTATAAAAGACTTATCATATGGTGTAATATCAAACTCATCATAGTTTGTTTCTTTATCATTATAAACTATCTTTTTAAATATGGTGCCTGTATTTTCTATTCTTGATAATTCTCTTGTATCTGTATCAAATATATGAAAACCTTTAGGACAATTATAGTCTGACCATGTCATTTCGTATTGTGTGCCAAGATAATATATGTGGCCATCATCTGATTTTTTATGAAAATGACCTGACATAACCTTTTCAAATCTTTTAAAGATAGATTTTTCTGTACCATGTTCATTCATATGACCATTATGCATTTCAAAACCTTTAATCTCTAAATGACCCATAGCTATGGTTGATTGTGTGTTTTCTATAGTTTTAATAGTTTCAATTTCATTATCATCACAAATCCATGGTATAAAAAGTATAGGCAAGTTGTCAAAGTTTACTGTTGTAGCATGAGTATATACTTTAGCCTCTTTACTTATATCAAGATTTTGCATTGCATTTACTTCATTTGTGTTCTTATAATAAGTATCATGGTTACCAATAATAATATGTGTATCAATACCTAGTTCATCTAGTCTATTCCAAAATACTTTTTTAAAGTTGTGTGCCGTATTATGATTGATAAATTTTCTTCTATCTACCACATCACCTAAATGTATCAATGTTTTGATATTATTTTGTTGCAAATAAGGAAAAAACAAATCATTATAAAACTTGTTTTGATATTCAATAAATGCTGGTGAGTCATTACGACACCCAAAATGAGTGTCATTTAGCAAAGCTATTTTCATTATTTTTTTTTCTTTTTTGCTTTAGGTTTAGTTTTTTTAACAGTTTCTTCTACCGGCATGTTCTTTCTTAAAAACTCTGTAAACTGATTTTTAAATTCTCTATCTTCTCCAGGTTGTAAAACTAAATCATCATAGTTTGCGTCTGCTATCATTCTTTGTTTTATTGTTACTTGCTTTTTTTCTTTTTGTATTCTTCTTATAAAAGCATAGTAAATTATTTGTGTAAAATATGCAAATGGATTGTTTGATTTTTCTCCATCAAAATTGTTTAAGTATTGTAAACAGTTTTCTATACCATCACTAATCATATCATCTCTGTATGTATAGTTAATAAAATTAGGTCTATATGATAAGTGATTTGCTATCTTTAAAAAACAACCACCTATATAATCGGGTACTCTAGGATTTTTATCTCCAGCTTTTTTTGCTTTGTTAACTAACTTTTTATACTCGACCATAGCGGCCAAGAATTCTTTGTTGTTAACATAATGTTCTGATTTTTTTTTTGTTTGTGCCATAATATCCTTACTATATAATATTTTATCAAAATTGTCAATGGTCAATCCACGGTTGACAATATTTTTTTTATGCGTATAATAACGGTGTCCGTTTTCACCAGAGTATCTTTAAAGTCCAGTATAACCTTAATGTAATGTAGGTTCTTCTTCATCATCATCTAGTTCTCTAAAGATTTCATTCATCTTTTTATTTTCATCAGCCGTAAACTCTTTTCTATGATAGTTTTCATCTCTTTTAGGTTTGTCTAGTCCATCATAGTTTTTAACTATTTCAGAATAACTATTAGACATTTCAAGAGAGGCGTTGGTGATCGTCATAATTTTATCTTTAGGTATTGTAACCACCTTATCACTTGTATAATTAGTCCAACGAATCATAGCTATATAATCTCTGAACCCCATAGGTGTCATTTGAGGAACATACTTGATTTGTAAAGGTTTGTCTAATCTAATTAGAGGACCATTATCTGGTAACTGTTTGTCACCAGTAGGTAGAACGGTAACAATGTCGTCACCATTAATTAATTTAATTATTTTAACTGTCTGATTCATTGTTTAACTCTATGTTGTGTATTTCATAATCAAAGTCTTCTTCACTATAGATATTTATCCTTTCTCTAAAATGTGCTAAAGTATAATTCTCTTTATCATTATAAGTTAAGTCATCTGCTATATCATATAATGTCGCATGACCATTATTATCTTTTAATCTTAGACCACGACCAATTGATTGTAAATTTCTTATCCTAGATTTAGAAGGACTAGCAAAAATAATGTTATGCAAATTCCTAATGTTAATGCCTGTACTGAAAGTCCCATATGACGCAACAATAATAGCGCCGTCAGCTTTCTCTGTAATTTCTCTAATTTCTTCTCTTTCGTCTGCGTCAACTCCTCCGTGAACATAAAATACCTTCTTATCTGTTGCTTTGTTTTTTATCATTTCATATAAGTCTTTACCGTGTTTTTCAACATACTGAAACAAACATAATGTATTACCTTGTAAACCAGCCGCCAGATTTTTTATAAACTTGTTTCTTTTATCTGATTGTACTATGTAATCCATTTCTTCTTGATAAGTAAAACCGTGTGCATGTTTACACTCTATAGAACCATGTTTTAATATCAATGAATATATTTTTAAATCTGCTAATTGTTTTTTTTCTTGTAATTCAGTTGTAGATACTACTTTATTTACTGTACCAAATAGTCCCTCTAATACAAGTTTGTGTGTTTTGCTACCGTCTAAAGTACCTGTCATACCTATTTTATATGGGCACTTTTCTAACTTTGTCAATATCTTTGTTAATGAAACAGCTTTAAACAAATGAGCTTCGTCACCTATAATCATACCAACATCTTTAAACCATTTTTTAGGTAAATTATAGATAGATTGCCATGTAGATATAATTACAGGTTTAGTTGTTTCTTTACCGTGACCTTGATATATTCTATGTACATTTTTTTCAGGTGACCAACCATAATCTTTGAAATCTTTAAACAATTGTTCTACCAAAGATGTAGTTGGTACTATTATTAATATTTTTTTCTTTTGTTCTTTTAACCGAAGAATGTTAAACCTAACAAGAAGATAAGTAATAAGAGATTTTCCACTAGCTGTGGGTGAAAGTAACAAACACCTATTTTTTTTAGTTGCATAAACAAATGCCTCCTTTTGATAGTCTCTGACTGTAAATGGTATCTTTAATGCTTTAATAAATGCGTCAACTTTACTATCTTCTACCTTTGTGTCTTGTATTTTAGTACCGTCAACAACTTGAACATTATTATCTTCACACCATTTTAATATATAGGGGTATAATCCGACATAAATTTGACCTGTTTGATAAGAAAATAATCTTATTTTTCCATCCCATACTCTG